AAGAATATAAGAAGATTACAGGAAACTCTGTTACGTTGACCGCAGAAGGAGAAATCGATATTCGAGTCGAAAACTCTTCGCGGGTCCGTAGCTGGGTGGTCGCTAAAAAGCACTATAAAATTGGTGGGCTGAGTGAGCAAATGAACCTAGAAACTGGTTCTGAGGTTCCAACCGAACGCAGTTGGGAAAAGTTCTTAAGTCAAGGGGGCTGGGGAAAACGACCCAAGAACGACACCCGAAAGAAAGGGTCGGAGGTTGAAAAATGAAAATTTCAATTGCACGACTTAAAGAGATCATTATGGAAGAAGTTGCGAGAGCAACTGCTCTTGAAGAAGAAGACGTCCCAGGCTCCGAGGGTTACGAGAAACAAATCGAGGATGACGAGACAGCAGCCGAAGCCGAGAAGAAGAAGCGAAGAGAAAAAGAGAAGTTGGACCAACTCCGCAACCTCGCGGCGCCCAGCGCCGCCGGCGGCCGCGGAGCGCAGGACAGGGACTCGTACACGGCGCGACGACGAGCGGCCAAGCCAAATTGGGATGCGACGAGCCGCGGCCCCTTGCGCCGGCGCGCAGAATCCCTTAACATAGAAATCGTAGATGATGAATGAGCTTTCAATTAGACAAGAAACAGCAAGTCGGCGAGATTTTAAAGTGCGGTAAAGATCCATCTTACTTTCTTAAGACCTATGCTCGTATCTCTCATCCGATGCACGGTCTAATTTTGTTTGACACCTATGATTTTCAAGATGAGCTACTAAACAGTTTTAACGATTATCGTTTTAACGTGATTTTAAAAGCTAGGCAGTTGGGCATTTCTACCATTACTGCTGGCTATGTTGTCTGGATGATGCTTTTCCATCGCGACAAGGCCATTCTGGTAATGGCTACCAAGTTTGCCACAGCAGGCAACCTTGTCAAAAAAGTTAAAGGGATTATGCGCGTCGTGCCGGATTGGTTAAAGATTGCCACCATTAGCGTAGACAACCGCACTTCTTTTGAACTGTCTAATGGCTCGTCCATTAAAGCAGCTTCCACTTCTGGCGATGCCGGACGTTCGGAAGCTTTGTCGCTTTTGGTATTAGACGAGGCCGCGCACATCGAAGGATTGGAAGAACTATGGACCGGTCTGTATCCTACACTATCCACAGGTGGACGGTGTATTGCCTTGTCAACCCCTAACGGGGTAGGAAACTGGTTTCATAAAACTTGTGTAGATGCTGAGGCCGGCAGCAATAACTTTAATCTTACGACCCTTCCGTGGCAAGTACATCCTGATCGAGACGAGGCATGGTACCAGAAAGAAACTAAAAATATGTCGCGCCGCCAGATTGCGCAGGAACTTGAGTGTAATTTCAATACTTCTGGAGAGACAGTTATAGATCCCGATTGCATGGGATGGCTGTTATCCACGGTTAAAGAACCAAAGCATCGCACTGGCTTTGATCGTAACTTTTGGATTTGGGAAGAGTTTGATCCTACCTGTAATTATTTATTGGTAGTCGATGTGTCTCGTGGCGACGGCGCCGATTTTTCTGCTTTTCATATATTAAAACTAGAAACACTTGAAATTATTGGAGAATATCAAGGCAAGGTCACACCAGACTTATATGCAAACATGCTTAATCAAGTCGGCCGAGAGTTTGGAGACGCCATGTTGGTAGTAGAAAATAATAATATTGGCTATACAGTACTTGACAAACTCATAGAATACGGTTATCCTAATATATATTATTCTATAAAGTCAACACATGAATATATTGAGCAATATCAAGCGGAAGCTCATTCTTCTGCTATCCCGGGCTTCTCCACTACTATGAAGACACGACCTTTAATAATTGCAAAATTAGAAGAGTTTATAAGAAATAAACTAATTAAAGTGTATTCATCTCGGACAGTTAATGAAATGAAAACTTTTATTTGGAAAAACGGCAAAGCCCAAGCCATGAAAGGATATAATGATGATTTAATTATGGCCTTAGCAATTGCATGTTGGGTGCGTGATACTGCCCTTCAAGTGAATGCTCGCGATTTAAACTATCAACGAGCGTTTGTAGATGCAATTATTACAACCAGGACAACGATGAATACCCGAGTATCTGGACAGCATGGCTATGAAAAAGGCAATGCGTTGGATGCTAAGATGGTAGACGCACAAGAACTTTATGAACAATATAAATGGATTATTAAGTGAGAAATTAAATGGCACGTACCCCACCAAAAAACAACCCAGCTAATAGTCAATCAGGATTATTCAAAGCCCTAACTAGGCTTTTTTCAGGTCCGATTGTTAGCTATCGGTCTCAATCTGGCCGCCGAATCAGGCGCCAGCACCTTGACAGATTTTCATCCCGATTTAAATCAGCATCAGGTCAGCAGTTTAAAAAGACGCTCTACAGCCCCTTAGATAGTATTGGGGTAAATGCTATTTCAAATCAGCGCCGCTCTGAGCGCTATGTTGATTTTGACCAGATGGAATACATGCCGGAGATTGCTTCGACATTAGATATTTATGCAGACGAGATGACAACCTATTCTGAGTTGCGTCCAATGTTAAATGTTAAATGTCCGAACGAAGAAATCTCGGCAGTCCTCAATGTGCTTTTTGATAGCATTTTGAACTTAAATTATAATCTTTTTGGTTGGGCTCGCACCATGTGTAAATATGGCGACTTCTTTCTATACTTAGATATCGATGATAAGTATGGAATCCAATCGGTCATCTCCCTTCCGTCTATGGAAGTTGAGCGCTTAGAAGGACAAGACTCTACCAACCCCAACTATGTTCAATACCAGTGGAACTCTGCCGGCATGACATTTGAAAATTGGCAGATTTCTCATTTCCGGGTCTTAGGAAATGACAAGTATGCTCCCTATGGAACTTCGATTTTGGAAGCCTCTCGTCGCATCTGGCGGCAACTAACGCTTATGGAAGATGCTATGATGGCATACCGAGTTATCCGGTCATCCGAGCGCCGTGTCTTTAAGATTGATGTCGGAGGAATTCCTCCGAATGAAGTCGAACAATATATGGAAAAGGTGGTGACAAACCTTAAGCGCCATCAGGTTATTGATCCTGCAACCGGCCGCGTTGACTTACGTTATAATCCTATGTCTATTGAAGAAGATTACTTCATTCCGATTCGACCGGGATCTGTGACAGATATTGTATCCTTAGCCGGCGCATCGAATATCTCGCAGATTGATGATATTAAGTATTTACGTGACAAGCTATTCTCTGCATTAAAGATTCCCCAATCCTATCTGTCAATGGGTGAAGGTGGTGAAGAAGATAAGACCACCCTCGCACAAAAGGATATCCGGTTCGCTCGCACTATTCAGAGATTACAGAGAGTCATTATCGCAGAGCTTACAAAGATTAGTATTATTCATCTCTACACTTTGGGTTTCAGAGGCGATGACTTATTAAGCTTCACCTTAACACTCAACAATCCTTCGAAGATTGCTGAACTCCAAGAGATTGAATTTTGGAAGAGCAAGTTTGATATTGCTGGTGCCGCCACAGAAGGCTACTTCTCTCGACGATGGGTTACTGAAAAGATCTTTGGGATGTCTCATGAAGAATTCATGCGCAACCAGAGAGAAATGTATTATGACCGCAAGCATGACGCAGCGTTACAACAGGTCGCTGAAGCTGCAGCAGCGGCCGGCGCCGGAGGCGGAGGAATGGGCGGCGACCTCGGAGGCGATCTAGGTGGCGATCTAGGTGGTGACCTCGGTGGTGACCTTGGTGGCGATCTTGGAGGAGAAGAGATGCCCGCGGGAGAGGCCGGCGGCGAAGAGTTAGGTGGCGCCGAAGCAGGAGGAGAGGAAGAAACCCTTTTGGCAGTACCGCCCGGTTCCCGTAATGAACCCCGGCTCACCCCCGGCGCTAAGGGAAAAGTAGATTACCCCAAGAACGGCCGCAACGACCGCCGCGTTGCAGGTGCACGCGTGCGCTCAAATGCAGCTAAGTATAATCGCGAAAAAGCTAGCAATACTTTACGCAATGTAGTCCCCGGAATGGGCGACTTACAATCCTTAGCAAAAATGGGTGGACTCGCAACAGGTATTTATGAAAGGGAAGAACCTACTTATAAAACAGGAGAGCAGATAGAAGAAACACAACTGTTTCAGATAAATGAATCCATTCGAGATCTTATTACGGGACTTGAAAGTAATAGCCCTACCACCAAGGAGCAACAGGATGAAGAGTAGACACAATAAAAAGAGAAACAGCGCTTTTGTATATGAAGCTTTGATTAGAGAAGCCACCGTTGCAATTTTGAAAAAAGATTTTAAAAGACAGCAGACGGCTGTGAAGCTTATTAAGAGACACTTTAAAGAAGACTCATTGCTTCGACGCGATTTAGAATGCCACCGGTCCCTGTATGAAAACCAGAACTTGGACAAAGAGACTTCGGAGAAAATTCTCAGAGAAGCAAAATTGGCCAGCCGCCTAATTGATCCCGATGGATTATTTAAAGAGCAGAGCCTTTTGATTCATGATGTTAACAAAGAATTGGAGTCTTCTGTATTTAATAACTTTGTTCCTAATTATAAATCTCTTGCGTCTATCGCGCAAATCTTCTCGTCTAAAATATCCCCCAAGGATCAAGTTATATTAGAAGGCGAGATTATTAAAAACATGACCAACACCCCAATAGAAACATCTCGCACCGAAGAGATTGATAGTGTGGTGGTGAGAACATTTACCGAAAAGTTTAATCACAAGTATGACACGAACCTCTTAGAGGAACAGAAAGAACTCCTCATTTATTATATCTCTTCCTTTACAGACAATGCCCTAGAGCTTAAAGTATTTCTGAATGAAGAAATTGTGCGCCTCAAGGCACGACTAACAGAGGCCCAGGATACCCCAGAAATTAAAAATGATCCTGATATGTTAGCCAAAACAGAAGAGATCATAGAACGCTTAAAGGGATTCTCAAAACGTTCGATAGATGACGAACTGTTGTTCACTGTAATGAAAACTCAAAGCTTAGTAAAGGAGATCTATACTGATGGCAGTCGTAGTTAGAATTGGCCCCGCCGCTGATGATGCGGTAGTCCGTCTAGAGATGGACATCCGCAAAAGCATGAACGGCGATCTTATGATTTTTGATCATGGCGATATTGATATTGTGTTGTCAACAAAGAACAACAAGATCACCGTGTTCCCTAAAGAAACAATGAACGATTTAGTTTATGGCGCGCAGAACAGGCTTTTTGCCCACTTGCGTAAAAAGGGATTGGTGATTGCTGACTCCATTCAGGCCGGCGCCTTTTTTGGATCTTTTGAAGCTTTAATGGAAGAAGCATCATCTCCCGACTTAAGCACGCCTAAACTAGCTCTTATTAATATTTCTAACTTTATCGATGAAGAGCGCCCATACTTTGAATCCACAGAAGCTATTATCTCTATGGCTGATGACGAACTTGTTCATCCGGACAAGGCCGATTCCACCGAATTGGGAGAAGTCCCACAACGCGATGAACAAGGATCTATCCGCCCAGGCTATATCCGCGATCCCTATTCTTTAAGTTATCTGTATACGATTTAATAATGGATCTATTATATTTTGTATTAGCCGCCTACGGGCTCACACAAATTCTTGTGTATGGAAAAGTTTTAGATGGGTTAAGACCAACTAAGGGGTGGCTTGGTCAAATGTTTTCGTGCCCCATGTGTATGGGTTTTCATGTAGGGTGGATTTTAATGCTACTTTCTCCCTATACAGAACTATTTAATTTTGATGTAACTCCTGTAAATTATTTTATTTTAGGTTTCGTTTCATCAGGAACATCGTATGTTCTTAATATGCTGTTTGGAGATGAAGGATTAAACCTCGCGAAGAAAAAGGGGGAATGGGATTTATGAATATTTCAATATGGACACGAAAATGGATGCTGCAGCCAGTAAGAAACTGCTGCAAAGGTTCTTAACTATGGCTAAAGTTTTATTACGAGAATATTATGCCCTGTGCGAAGGCGGCGTGTGCCAAGATCTTTTAACAGAAGAAGAGAAGCGCTTTGTCGCTAGTGGAGGCATGATGCTTTCTGGGAAGCTCCAAGAAGCCGATGTCCAAAACGGCAATGGACGCGTATATCCTTATAAGGTTTTAATGCGCGAGGTCGAGAATTACAAGAAATTAGTAAAAGAGAAAAGAGCTTTAGGCGAATTAGATCATCCAGACGATTCAGTTATTAACCTTAAGAATGCCTCCCACATGGTAACAGATGTATGGATGGAGGATAAGACAGTAATGGGTAAAGTAAAAGTATTGGACACCCCTTCCGGCAACATTCTCAGAGGACTAGTTAATAGTGGTGCCCAACTGGGAATCTCTTCGAGAGGAATGGGATCCGTCAGCGAAGCGCAAGGACAAACTATCGTGGAAGATGATTTCCAACTTATTTGCTTTGACTTTGTATCGGAGCCCTCAACTCCCGGCGCGTATATGATGAGAGAAGCAAAGGACTTGAGCACCCCCAACGTGTTTACCAAGGCGGATCGTATTAATCGATTGCTCAACGAGGTATTGGAAAATGAGTAAGCAATGGAGTAGCTTTACCGAGAACCAAAAACAAGCCGACGCATGGCGAGAGTTCTTGAACGAAAAGATGGACAGAGAGATGAGGAGCCTGCGATTCCAAGACAGACCAGCCGAGTGCCCCCCGTGCCCCGAATGTCCCGACGAACAAGGCGAAAAGAAAGAAGAATTGCCGGAGCAACCCATTGACCAATCCCAATTTATGGAGCCGGTCAAAGGATTTCAAGATTTGAATCAGGATTTGTTTCAGGGAAGACTGGATGATGCTGCCATTATGCGCGAATATCAACAGTTCTTACGAGCCCAGAATATTAAAGTTGTGGATCAGGGTAAAGAGCTTGACTTGTCAGAGATCCGGAATCCATTCCGCCGGCGCCAGGCCACCCCCCGCGGCGCGATGGAACACGAGCGCAAGCCTAAGATGGGAAAGCTGGAAGATATGGAGAAGTATCCTAATCTTTATAAGCTTGTGACGGCCGGACTTAAATCAGATGACTATAGAGAGTCTCTCTTGGTGATTTTTAAAAATGCTGGCTTTGGTGACGTAAGAGAATTTGCTTCTGCTTATGTTCAAGAGCAGCCCGCACAACAGCAGCAACAGTCCGCCGAGCAGCCCGCACAGCGGCAGCAACAGCCGGCCCAACCCACCGGCAATTACAACAACGAGACAGGGGAGCCCTTATCGCCCCAGGCTTGGGCAGCCTGTAAAAAAAATCTCTCTACTAGTGGCGCACCAGATCCCGACTGTTGGGAACAATGGGGTTCGAAGGCACCAGAGGGCACAGGTGGAGAAGAGGCTCCTGGTCAGGAGCAAGGCGGAGCCGAAGCGCCCCCTCCCGGAACAGCCGTTAAACAGGGCGATAGCTATGTCTATGCTTCAGGGAAAGGCAACAAGCGGAAAGTGGGCGTTGTCCAGGTTACCGACACACTCCCGGCCCGCCCGGATGCGGTCCAAGTAACTCAATTAAACCCCGCGGACTGCAAACCCGCCACTAAACGAGTATTTGCGACGGGTGTCAAGAACCTAGGGGAGCCCTATGACAAGTGTAAGACTCCCCAAGCAGAAGGCGTAGAGCACGACGACAAAGTTTTATTGGAAAAGTGGCACCGCCTCGCAGGAATTATCAAAGGATAGAACATGAAGAAATCAGATCTGAAACAGATTATTAAACCATTGGTCAAAGAGTGTATTCACGAAGTCCTTCTCGAAGAAGGTCTTTTGTCTAATGTGGTAGCAGA